GCGGTTCGATTCCGCCCGCGGCCTCGAGATATTAAATTGTTAGGTTAGATCCCGCGCCACGTCGTGAGACGGCCCGCGGACACGGCACGAAAGGAAACGGCGAGGGTCTTTGCCAATTCATCCCTCCATCTGCTCGCCGCGGGGTTCGATTCCCCGCCGTGCCACTCAATAAGCAACGATATGAATGAGAAGATACCCAAAGAATGGCGCCCCGCCGATTCGGCATTTGAATGTAAAACGGGGCGCCGCCGCAACAGATTGACCCGCGACGATGTACGGCAACTCAAGCCGAACCGTCCGCGCAAGTTCATTCTCCCGAACCTCAAAGCACTACAGAGCGCCCGCGCGGCGGTGACGTATGTACGACTGGCCGAAGAGTTGCCGGTGTACAGCAAAACGTGCATTTACGATTCAAGCATTACAGTGATAAAAATAACCCCACCCCGATGACGAAAACACGCCCCGAAGTCCCGCCGACCGCTCGCTTCAACGTATCGGATACGGCACGCTTGCTTAAGATTTCAAGAACGTCGGTCTACCGATACAAGAAATTGGGGATGCTCAAACCCATGGCCAACGAATACTTTGGCCGTTTCGTTTTCACCGGTCAGAGCATCATGAGCTTTTGGACTAAATTCTACAAGTAAAAAACGGACATCATGAAAATAGAATTTGAACTTGCCGACGATATGCGCCGCAAATTAAAAGACGGCACAGCACGAGAGCTTGAGAACGCCTGCGAAGAGTTGGAAGACGAAATCGCCGTTCTCGCCGCCCTTCCTGCAGCAGACATAAAAAATCACCCCGGGATGTGGGTGCTCGCAGGCGAAGACGAAACTGAGGAAGAAGCAGAAGCCTACGTGGTTACGGCGGACGACAAAGAAAAGTTGTTGGACGAGCTTTACGAACTCTTAGAGGAGGCTGAGCACGAGCATTGTCTTCGGCTGCGCGGTGAAATGGAGCTGCAGCAGATTGCAGACGAGGAAAACGAAATGCGCCATCATTACGAAGTGTAACTCACAACAAGACACATGATTTTATTCGTTCTGTTTAATGACCCCAACCGAATTTGCCCTCCTGCTTCATCACTATTCTGAAACGAACGCCATCGTCGGCCGTATCGCCATAAGGCAAAAGTGCTCGCCGCAGCACGTGCTCCACGATTTCACGCGCCGCGTTCACGAACGGCTGCAGGCCATGGCCGCCGATTCGACCGATGAGGCTTTCAAATAAAAAGACAATGGAATTACAAGGCAACATTTTAGAACTCCTCGCCCCGGAAACACGCACCTTCAAGTCGTACAACACGGGGGAAAATAAGGAGTACACAAGCCGCGTGCTGCTGCTCGACTGCTCTACGTACAACCGCTTCGGCGACCCGATTGAAAACATCGTGCCCATTACGTTCACGGGGCGCTATGCCGAGGGGTTGGAAGTCTTTCCGAAAGGCTCGGAGGTGAAAGTGATCGTAACTCCGAAAGGTCGGTGCGTGGAACGTAACGGAGAAAAGCGCTACGGCGTGACGATGCGCGGATTTTCCGTTTCGCTCGTCAACCCCGCTGCGCAACAGAACAACAACTAACACACTATGTAAGACTCCGAATTAAAAATGAAATACTACGAATGTAAGACCCGCGTCGAAATGGTCGAAGAAAGCGGGAAAACGGTAGAGAAACGCTTTTCCTACCTCGTACAGGCCGATAGTTGCACGCTCGCCGAAGAACTGGTGATGGCCGAATACGAGCACAGCAACGCACTGGCGAAAGTGACAGACGTGGTCGGCCGAAAGTTTCACGAACTGATTACCGACAAGTGCGACGCCTCCGATTTGAAGTACTACAAAATCGTCTATACGATCACCACGCTGGACGATCGCCGAGGTCTCGAAATCGACAAGAAAGAAGTCGCGCTCGTGGCTGCCGAAGAGCTGACCGACGCAACGGACTTACTCTTTGAAAAGTTCGACAAGTGGGCGTACGATCCCGTACTCCTTTCGGTCGTTGAAACGCCGATCGTCGAATTCATCAAAGACACGAACGAAGAAACGCCCGACGCTTAATGCAAGACCCCGAACACCAACTACAATGCGCCTGCGTTCGTTGGTTTCGCTACGCTCACGCCGATTTGAGCCCGCTGCTCTTCGCAGTGCCCAACGGCGGCCGACGCGACCACATCACCGGCGCGCGCCTCAAAGCTGAGGGCGTGGTGGCCGGCGTGGCTGATTTGCTTCTTCTCGTGCCCTCACAGCAGCACCACGCGCTGTGCATTGAGATGAAGACTGCAAAGGGGCGGCAAAGCCCCGCACAAAAGGAGTGGCAACAACACGCCGAAAACCACGGCTATCGTTACGAAGTCGTTCGAGATTTCGACACGTTCGAGCGTGTTGTCAGCGAACACCTAAACAATAAATGAATAGGTAACACCAACCATGGGAAGAAAGAAAGCAACAAAAACCCTCTCTTCCTACTTTCCTCACGATTCCAACGCCCGCAACGATGAACGGCTGGTAAATGTGCGCATGAAGCACGGCCCCGCGGGTTATGGCGTTTACTTTATGCTCGTAGAGCGCCTCCGAGAAGATCCGGAATATATGAGTGTCGTTGATTATAATCTTATAGCTTTCGACCTTCGTGTCGATGCTTCTCTCGCAAAGTCAATAATTAGGGACTTTGGGTTATTTGCCTTCACCGTCGACCCCGTTCGCGGTGAGTGTTTCTACTCCGAAAGCCTACGACAGCGAATGGCGCGAAAAGACGAAATAACGGCGAAGCGCAAAGCAGCGTCCGCCCTCGGTGTATCCGTTCGCCAAGAAAACCGCGAAAAGACCAAAACCACCGAAATAAGCAACCAAATGGTAGCAGAAACGCAACCAAATGGTGTACCAAATGGTAGCGAAAAACGTACCAAAGGAAAGGAAAGGAAAGGAAAAGAGAATAGTACTTCTTCTCCTTACGTCGAAGAAGCACACGCGGCCAAGCCGCTCCGCAATGCCGATGCGGGGGATGAGGCTGCAAGCGTTGCCCCCTCCGCGGGGGACGGTTCGAAAGATAAAAGCGATTTCGATTTGGCGGCCTTTGCCCGCTATTTCAACGAAACGATGGCCGCGCACGGCGCACAGATTCCGCAAGTGCGCAGCATCCCGCCCAATAGCAAGCGCGCTGCGTTTGTCCGCGCACGGCTGAAAGAACACGGCAAAGAAGCACTCGCAAAAGTGGTTCAGAACGCCGCAAAGCTCAGTTTCTACAACGGCGGCGGCGCTCGTGGGTGGGTAGCCGATTTCGACTGGTTGTTTCGTCCGTCGAACTTCCTGCGCGTCTTGGAAGACACGAGGGCAAACGCCGTCCCGAAATCTACAAACCTCATAACAACCTCACAACATGGCACAACCGCAAAATCTGTCGATGATTATAGCGAAGAACGACGGGCGCGAAATGAAGAGATCGCCGAACGCTTGCGCAAATCTGCCTTTGGAGATTAAGCGAGCGCGGCAATACTACACGACGGCCTACTCGTCGAAGATTGCGCCCCTTTGCGCTTCGCGCCCCGACCGCTGCTATTTGGGAAGCGCTCCCGCCATTGCGCGGCTCGGGATTGAATGCGGCGACGACTTCGCCGTGTGGTGGATTGCCGACCAAGTGGCGAGCTATTCCACGACGTTGTCCGAAGCCGACCGACTAACGTCCGCCGATATAGACCAACTTTCGCTTGCGATTTACGCTAATTATTCCACGCTGAACCTTGCCGAAGTAATGCTATTTTTCTCACGCCTTGCCGCCGGCATCTATGGACAAGTGGCTTTCGGGCGCGTACGTCCCGAAAATATCACGGCAAAAATCCCGCTCTTTATGGCTGCACGCCGCCGCGAGATTGAGCGATACGAAAAGGAACGCGAACGAATGGAGCGCACCGCGGAAGAGGAACACCGCCGCAAACACGCCGTCAGCCATCAAGAGTATAAACGAATGCTTGCCGCGTTCGCCGCCGAGCGCTTCGGGGGCGACGAGGACAAGGCGCAGGAGTATATCGCCACACACCCCACGGAGTTCAAAAACAAAACAGCAAAATGACACGGACAGCAAATGAATAGATCTTACCAAATCAAGAGGGAAGTATTAGCCGAAAAGGAAGAACAGGAGCGCGCCATGCGTGCACAGATCCGCGCCTTCCGCTCTCAAGTGAAAGACCTTGCAAAGACCATCAGCGCAACATTAGCGGTCAATCCCGGATGGTGTGTGCTCCCAAAGTGCGAACGGGATTGCGTACTCGGCCTTATGGTAGGCCTTTTCCGTCAGAACCTCAATTAAAACAAGAAACAGCATGAGCAAACGAAACAACAGAAAGACCAAAAAACAAGAGATCACACAAGAGCATTTACACGCGATGACCAACGAGTGGTGCGCAGACAATGAAGATGGGCGCGCTGTGGTGTTCTTCTCGTTATCAGAGAATGGGACAGTCTCGGCAAATGTACTTGGCATGCGCTGCAATTTGAATAAACTCCTTATTCTAGAGGCTCTTCCTGCTCTTCTGAGACTATATGGAGTACCTCCAATGCCGACAGTAGAACAACCGCGCCCGTCGTTGTGGCAACGTGTCCGCGATTGGTTCTTTCCTTTTTCCCAAAATCTGCCCGTCGGCCATGGCACACAATCTGAAAAGCATTCGGCAAGAGTTTAAGGCGAACGGCGTATTTTACACCGATGAGCGACTCGCACAAATAATGAAGTCGTATATCGGAGGTGAACCGTCCGAGGTGTACGACCCGACTTGCGGGGACGGCGCGCTGCTTTCGACCTTTGGAGATGAAGTGCGAAAGTTCGGACAAGAACTCGACGGCGAGCAATTGGATGTAGCGCGCTCTCGTCTCGCCAATTTCGAGGGCGTTTGCGGCGATACGCTGCAAGCCCCCGCCTTTGCCAGCCGAAAGTTCGCTTGCATTATGGCAAACCCACCCTTCTCCACAAAGTGGGAGCAGAGGAAAGGTGACGAACGATTTACGGATGCCCCGGCGCTTGCCCCACCGTCAAGAGCCGATTATGCGTTTTTGCTCCACGTGCTCCACTACCTCGCCCCCGATGGTGTAGCCGTGGTGCTCAATGCTCCCGGCATTCTCTACCGCGGCAATGCCGAGGGGAAGATTCGCCGCTGGCTGGTGGAGCAAAATGTCATCGACCGCGTGGTGTTTATCCCCGGCGGCTATTTTGTCGACACGAAGATCCCCACCGTATTGCTCGTGCTGAGAAAAGACCGCACGGCACGCGGCATTACTTCCATCGCATACGAAGACCGCAGCAGCGGCCGCGAGATCAGCATCACCCCCGAAGAGATAGCGGCAAATGATTACTGCCTTTCCAATCTTATGCCGCAAGAGGAGGAGGCTCGCCCCGTAGTCGACCCTCGAGAGTTGGAGCAGGCAGCCACGAGGTCGGCGGTCGATGGATTGCGCTCCCGTCTTGATTTCGCTCAAGTGGTTTCCGAACTGGAGGGCGTGGACTTCCTTTCACCGCTCGTGTCGCGCTTTGATGCCGTGCTATCAGAATACAGAACAGACGCAGCGCGCAGCGCTCAATCTATTTGCACCGGCTGTCTCTTTGCCCAGTAACAAATCATATCCCCAAACCTATGCAAGTAATTAAATTCCGCGGCCGCTCCATTGCAGACGGCTCAATCGTTTACGGCGGCGTGTTGCAGTACGCCACCGCCTCCTACATCGTTCAACCCGACACCCGCCACGCCGACGCCGCACCGCGCTGCATTGAGGTGTACCCCGATTCGGTGGCGCAATACACCAATCGCCGTGCGGTAGATGGCCGCGAGATATATGAAGGCGACGAGGTGAAATTCTTTGTCGAAGACCTAAATGAGTTCTTCCAAGGCGTTGTCTATTTCGAAGAAGATGTCGCAGGCTTCTGCGTTGAAGACAAGTGCAAGGGCGAACTTTTCGGATTTGATGCCCCTTTCAAATACATTCTAATAAATCAAGCTCTTCAAGAATGACAGCAACAGAATACGAACAACAAGCCCACCGCACCATTGCCGGCCACGCGGCAGAGAACATCCCCTATCTTAGTTTTGGTTTGATGGCTGAGGCCGGTGAAGTGGCCGACAAGATCGCAAAGGCCGTGCGCCGCGGTGAAATCGAAATCGACAACAACGAGATTTTCTTTGTCTGCGGGAACTGTTTCCAATTCAGGGACAACATCGTGGACGAACTCGGCGACGTGCTTTGGTTCGTCGCAATGCTGGCGCGCCGCCTCGGCTTCAGCCTTGAAGAAGTGATGCGCCGCAATCTCGACAAACTCGCCGACCGCCAAGCGCGCGGCGTGATCATCGGCGATGGAGATAAGCGATAGGAACGCAGTTACAACGTAGTTACATAGAAACGCCCCACGAGCACGACTTTGCCGCGTTCGTGCGGGCTCTCTCAGTTACAACCTGGTTACATGAGCAAGACAATGTTCTCCAATCACCGCGCGGACTATCGCGCCATGATCAACTCCGCCCGATGGGTGGAACTCCGCGCACAGGTGTTGAGCGTCCGTCCTCTGTGTGTGCGCTGCATGCACGAGGGACGCGAAACGCTTGCCACTGAAGTGCACCACATCTCGCCCGTGGAAGACGGCGCGACAGCCGAAGACCGCCGCCGTCTGATGTTCGACGCGACGAACCTGCAGCCATTGTGCCACTCCTGCCACGTGGCGGTGCATGTCGAGTTGGGGCGCGGCGGCAAGCGCGGAACGGCGCGCCGTGTTGAGGTAGAACGCAAAGCCATCGACCGCCTCTTCACCGGCGAAGACGATGGCACGCGCATCCAACGCCCCGCAACGCGCGTTAAAAAAACAAACAGAGATAAACCCGATACCCCCCGGGGGGTGTTTTAAAAAGGGGGTGGGGGTGCTTCTAAACCTCACACACTCTCTTTTCTCTGCGTCCGACGATTTTTGGAATAGGTGGATTTTAACAAAACAACACCAAACACAAAAAGATCACCCACTCCAAAACCTCGATTAAATGGACAATGAAACCCACGAAGGCCAAGTTTTAATCTCCTCTTCCGAGTTGGCCGAACTGCGCGCCATCGCCAAAAAATACGGGCGATTTATGCGCGAGAAGAAGAAAACCGTGGAGGAACATGCCGCCACGGTACAGCGCGCTGTGAAATCGAAGGGCGCGGACTCGGCTGCTCTCGAGATGGAAATTTACTCTCTCGCTTCGGCTCGCCGAACGCTCGACCTGGCCAATGCTGAAATAGCTAATCTCAAAGCCACCACCGTCAGCGAAAAAACACAACAAGGCGAGAAGCTCGTTTCGCACCCCGTTTTTCGGGTGCAGCGCGACGCGTTGGCCGCCGTCACCCGCCACATGAAAGCACTTGGACTGACCGCCCAAGACCTGACCGCCGCCGATGAAGGCAGCCCCCTCGAGAACTTGACGGAAAAGGTGCTCAAAGCCACACAAAAAGCCGCTAAACTATGAAAGACGCTCAACTCGGTGCGCTCGACACCGTGCGATGCGCCAATTTTCTGAACAACGATTTGCCCGATGGGTGTGCCGACCTCATCGTGTCCGACCCGCCGTATTTTGAAGTCAAAGGCGATTTCGATTTTCAGTGGCCGACGTTCGACGCCTATTTGTCCGATGTGGAACGATGGGCGGCGGAGTGCGCGCGCCTACTCGCCCCCACCGGCAATTTGATTTGGTGGGGATCGGCGGCGCGCATCGCTTATTCGCAAATTATCCTTGATCGGCATTTTCGTCTCCTCGCTAATTGCGCGTGGTACAAGAAGGACGGTGTGCACATTAAACAGTCCCCCAAAAGTCTGCGCACCTTTCGCATTGGTGCTGAACGCTTCTTGCATTACGAAAGTCTAGCCGCACCGCAAGACTCGTTCACTCAACCCAATGCTTCCTATTTCTACGAACCATTTGAGCCGCTTCGTTTGTGGCTGCGTCGTGAAATCGACTCGCTCGGTGGGGCGCAGTGTGTTGCGGCGGCGCTGCACATCAGCGACC